GCAGGTCGGGGGCCGTGCCACCGCGGCCCGGATCGGGCTCTCGTTCCATCTCCAGAATCCGCACGCGCAGGCCGTGATCGCGCGCCGGGCGGGCTACCTGGTGCAGCACGTGACCGAGACGACACGCGACGCGATCCGCGCCGCAGTCGCTACTGGCCGCGCCCAGGGCATGGGCGTGCGCCAGATCGCGCAGCTCATCGAGGAGACCACGTTCGGCGCGATCGGCAAGGCGCGCGCGCTCACGATCGCCCGCACAGAGACCGTCGGTGCGCTCAACGCAGGTGCTTACGAGGCCGCGCTCCAGGCTGGAGTCATGCGCTCCAAGACGTGGCTAACGCAGGCCGATGACCGGGTGCGCGATACTCACTCAGCGCTGCACGGCCAGCGCGTCCCCATCGACGCCGTGTTCGGTAACGGCCTCCCCTACCCGCACGCGGACGGCGCCCCGGCCAGCGAGGTCGTGAACTGCCGCTGTTCGCTGCTCTACCACGACGAGGAGGCGCCGACATGACGGCTGTCGCCGAAAAGGCCGAGAAGCTTCGGCGCACGTGCACCGATCCCCTGTTGGAATTGCGGGCAGCCCTCACAGAGCTGCCCGCAGGTGTGTGTGGGCAGGTCGAGGGCGTCGCCCTGGTCTACGACGTGGTGGACACATACGGCACCGTGTTCCAGCGCGGCTGTCTTGATCGCACCGTCCGCGAACGCGTGGTCAAGGGCAAGGTCAAGCTGTTCTGGGACCACGGCGACGCTTTGCAGAACGACAACGGCGTCTACGACACCGACCTGCACATCGGCACGGTCCGCAGTCTCACCGATGTGCGCATGGCGGACGGTCGCTGGGTGGCGTGGCTGGTGGCGGACCTATTCGACACCTCCGAGGGACGGAAGGCCAAGGAATATCTGCGCGCCGTCCTGGCCACGGGGGGCGACACGGGGCTGTCGGTGGGCGTGAAGCCCGTGGCCCCGCCGGTCATGCGGAACGGTCGCGAGCATTTCACCGAGTGCTATCTGGGCGAAATCAGCATCACGGCCATGTCGAGCGTGCCGGGAACGCAGGTGACCACCGTGCGCGCGGAGCAGGCGGCATCGGATGCAGAGCCGCCCCCTGAGCCGGCCGTGGAGCCGGCAGCAGAACCAGCGGACCTGGTGCAGCCGCCCAGCGAACCGGCAGCCACTCCCGAAACCGATCCCACCCTCAATTACGAACCGCTCCTGCGCGGCATCTCTGCCGCGGTAGGGGCTGACCACTTCCGCGTGCTGACGCGCGGAATCCTTGGCGATGCTCCGTTAGACCCGGCTAGCGACGCGACCGGCGGCACTCCCGCCGCGTCCTCCGACGCCGATTCGCGAGACCGCCAGCCCGCCACGACGGACGTGGCGCGGACTGACCTCGTCCCGCAGACCGAACGCCTCGCGTTCGCGCGGGCCGCACTCGTGAGGCTCTACGAATGACCATGATCGCAACGCCTTCCAAGAACCGGGAGGCCAACGAACTCCGTACCCGCGCCGCTGCCGTGCTTCAGCGCATCGGTGCCGATCTGGAGATGACCGCCGATCAGTTCACGGCGGCGAAGTCCGAACACGACACCCTCGTCGCGCGCGCCAACATGCTCGACGAGATCACGCCCGAGAAGGAGATCGAGCGTCAGGGTGGTGATGCCACGTTGACCGCGGTTCCCAACCGCGACGTCACGGCCGACGTGCCGCACAACCTGCGGGGCAAGGTTGACGCGCTCCGCAAGGCCGTACAGAAGGAGTTCGGCGGGACCGCGAACTACTGCCGCGCCGCGCGCGGCCAGATCAGCAACCTCACCACTCGCCAGCAGGCCGTACTGGGTGAGGCGAAGATGATCACCCGTACGATCGTCGGCACGGGTTCGGATGCGTCAGGCGGCGAGTTCCTGCTCCCGCTGGAACAAGAGCAGTCGATCTTCCGCATCGACAACACGATCCCCGGCATCCTCCAGCGTGCCCGCATGTACTCGATGAAGGGGCGGACGAAGCGGATCCCGGCGCTGGTGCAGACGGACGAGGATCTCACGCGTCCGCTGTCGTCCATCAGCGCGATCACGATCGTGGGTGAGGGCTCGGCCAAGCCGGTCCGCGAGCCGACGTTCGAGCAGCGCGTGCTCACCGCCTTCAAGTACGCGGCCATCTCCAAGGTCGCGGACGAGATGCTCGACGACGACTACACGGGCGACCTCGAGCCCGCGATGGTGCAGGCAGTCGGGCAGGAAGTTCTGAACCAAATGAACTTCGACTGCACGATTTCCGGCGGCGGCACCACGGCCCCGGTGGGTGCGCTCCACACGTCGGCCAACGGGGCGCTGCTCAAGGTGACCCGCGCCACGCAGAACCGTGTCAAGTTCGCCGACGCGGTCGCCATGTACGTGCAGCACACGCATGGCCCGAACTCGTTCTGGATGATCTCGCGCCGGGCCCTGGGCGAGCTGTTCACGTTCGAGATCTCGACGGGTTCCGGTGCGACGTACCTCGCCAATCTGGCGATGGACCCGAGCAAAGTGCCGCTGTTGGGCTACCCGATCGTGGTGTCCGACTTCCTGAACGCGCTCGGAGCGGAGGGCGACTTCGCGCTCATCAACCCCGACTTCTACGCGGCTGCGCTCCGGCGTCAACTCACGGTGGAGTCGTCGATCCACGTCGAGTTCGTCAACGACATCACCACGTGGCGCTTCTTTGCGCGTGGCGGTGGCATCAACATCCCGACCGCGCCGTACGCATATCGGTCGGTGGCGTCCTCGAACGTGAACGAGCACTCGCCGTTCGTCGTGCTCGATGACGCGTACGCCGCGTAAGCATGCTGACCGACGTGCAGGAACTCGCCATGCATGACGCGGTGGCGAGGCAGGGCACGGCCATGCCGGGGGGGCAACCTCCCGGCATGGTGCTGGTGGCGGCCATCGTGTCGCACAAGGACGGGCCGCCACCGAAGGGACCGGACACGCGCACCCGGTATCTTCCCGGCCAGCAATACTGGATGGAGGAGGGACGCGCGCTCCGGAACGAAAAGGCAGGGCTCATCTATCGCGTGGGCTCGTGCTCGCTCGACTGGTGGCAAAGCACGGGCCGGGTGCTGTCCCCGTGGCCGGAGCAGGAGGAACCGCTGGTCACTGCCCCACAACCGGGCTCGCTCCGGATCATGTCGGGCTGCGGCTACGATCCCGGCAGCCAGGCCTATCGGTTCCACTCGGCGCTCAATCGCTGCACCAAGCACGCGTCCGCGTTCGTGCGATGGGGCGACTCCAATCCGCACTCCTCGTTCCGGCAACTGGACGCGGAGCAGCACGCGGCCAAGGTCAGGCAGGGCGTGCTCGACGCCGACGTGTTGCACTGTCACGTGGCGTACTACCTGCTCAACAACACGGGGCTCTCGCGCCGGCCGGGGCAATTGCTCATCCGCCACTACCACGGCTCGCTGCCCGGCGGTTCCTCCACGCACGTGCAAGCGGACATGGACGAGGCTCTGGGTGCCAAGTTGGTGGGGGCGCGGCTCTCATTCTACCGGGATGCGGCGCTGGCGTCCGCGCGGCTGGGCTACCAAGTCCGGATCGAGTGGCTGCCGATCACGGTGCCGGTGGCGCGTTATGCGGCGCTGCGAAACGCGGACCGGCTGTCTCGCACCCCGACGGCTGCCGCTCCATTCCTTATTGCGCACGCGCCGACGAAACGCGAGTGGAAGGGCACGGGGCACCTCGCGAAAGCGGTGCGCGCGCTGCAGGCGAAGGGGCTGCCGGTCAAGGTGATCATGATCGAGGGCCTACCACAGCGGCAGGCGCTGGAGCGGAAGGCGGAGTGTGACGCCACGTTCGATTCGTTCTGGCTGGGGCTGCAGACGTCGGGGCTGGAAGGTGCGGCGATGTCACAGCCCGTAATCGCCGGGGACGCTGATGTCCGCGCGTTGCACGAGCAGCACGTCGGATACTGCCCCTACACGTTCGCGGACACCGAGGCCGCGCTCACCGAGCAGATCGAGCGGCTGGTGGTCGACGTGGACTACCGGGTGGCGGAGGCGGAGCGGGTGCGGCGCTTCTGCATCGAGTACCACGACTACCCGGCCGTGGCACGGCGATACGAGTCGCTGTTGGCTGGTTGGCTGGGGCGGGCGGATGTGTTCACGGAACCAGTCAAGGAGGTAGCGGCGTGAGCGAGTGGACAATCAACCCCCCGGATCAAGGACGGTGGTACTGGGTGACGGACGGCAAGACGTCGTGGGTGGCCATGCACGACTACACGTCGGCCGGCGGCTGGTGCAACGAGGACTGCTGGGAAGACTGGGATCACAAGGTGATTGCGTGGTGCCCTCTGCCTAACGCCCCTGAGCCAGCGGCGGCCGTCGCCGTGGCGCGTGCAGAGTTCGCCGCTCGCCACTCAGGGGAGGCTCGCTCCTAGATGGCCCTCCCCACGGTGACCCAGTGCAAGGCGTACCTGCGCGTGCAGGGCACCGCCGAGGATACGCTGATTACCGATCTGCTGGCACGCGCGACGGCCAAGGTGCGCGGCGCACTGGGCCGGCCGATCGAGATCGCGGCGCGCACGTTCACGGATGACGCAGTGACGCGGCGCGCGTATGGGCAGGTCACCGCCCTTCTGATCCCGTCGCACCTGCTGCCCTGCGCCCGGGTGGACGACAGCAGCCTGTCGGCGCCCATCGTCCTCGATGCCGATGGCCTCGCGTTGAGCGATGTGACCGACTACTACCCCGGCCTTCCGTGGGACGCTCTCCTCAAGGCCCGCCCCGGCATCGCGTTCGGCAACGGGCCCTACACGGTCACGGTGGACGCAGGGTTGGAAACAGCCGACGACTACGCCACCGTGATCGAGCCCGCGCTGTCCGGGGCCATCATCGACGTGGTGGCGGACCTGTACCAGCGGCGCAACCCAGTGGCATCGAGCGAATCGACGGGCGGGGGCGTGTCCACCAGCTACGACGCACGGACGGGGCTCCCGATGCGCGCATGGGAGGACATCCGCCAGTGGGCGGTGATACGGGTATGACGGGACCAGCTACCGCTCCCCTCGCCCCCGATTTCACGTACTGGGATGGCGTTGATCCCGCGCATTTCCTCGAGACCGACTGGGCGAACCCGTCACGGCAATGGGCGGCAGGAAAAGCGATCGAGGCGGCGAAGGGTGGCACGCTGCTGGAAGTCGGCCCCGGCCCCGGCGTCGAGTACGCCGACTGGTTCAGCAAGTCGGCTGTCCAATACACCGGCGTCGAAGGGTCTGCGAACCTGTTCCGCGCGCTGTGCGAACGGTTCCCTGAAACCAGTTGGGTCCACGGCCAGATTGCCGGCCTTCCTGCTTTCTCTGCTGACGTCGTGTACGCGCGGCACGTTCTAGAGCATCAACCGACTTTAGAGCCAGCGTTAGGAACGTTGCTCGCCGCTGCCCGTTCTGCTGTCCTGTTAACCTGGTATCGGCCGCCCGGCCCCGTTGCCTTCCACGAAGTATTGAGGGGCGTGTACCGCCACACCTACGAACGGGAAGCAGTTCTCGGGCAGATCGCTCTACACGGGTGCCGGGTTGCGGAATCCCAATCATTCCCGACCGGCGACGAGTGTTGGGTGATGGTCAAGGGAGACGCCGAGCGGATATGAGTTCCTCCCTCGCCGTCGTGACCCCGTCCTACAACGACGCGCCCTTCTTGAGCGAGTGCGTCGAGAGCGTGCGGGTGGCAGCCGAGCGTGCGGGCTTTCAGGTCGAGCACGCGATAGTCGACGATGCGTCGACCGACGGGACCCCTGCCCTGCTGGCCTCTCAGTCTGGCCTGCTCACGAAGCGGTTCCCCGTCAACCGGGGCACGTCAGCGGCCCTGAATGCCGCCGTGCGCCTCACGACCGCCCCGTGGCTCCTAGTGCTGGCATCCGACGACGCGGTCACGCCTGACGCCTTCGGGGACTGGCGCGGGGCGATAGCCCAGCATCCTACGGCCAACGTGATCTATTCGGACCTCGAGTTGTTCGGCGCCCGGCGCGGCTCCTACCGCGTGCCGCCGTTCGAGTCAGCCCTCATGAGAGAGCGGAATATCCTGCCCGGCTGCTCGTTTCTGCGGCGATCCGTGTTCGATGCCGTCGGCGGGTTCGATCCCGCGATGCGCACGGCGCAGGACTGGGACTTCTGGGTCCGGGCGGACCACGTGGTCGGCCTGGTCCCGCGGAAGCTGGCGATGCCGGCGGTGCGCTACCGCTTCCATGCGGCGCCGCGGCTGCATGACGAGAGCGTCCGGAATATCGAGACCATCCGTCGCATTGTCCGCGGCCGGACGCCGTCGACGGCCGTCTTG